TGTGACACTATATGTGGGCGAGAGTACATAAACGATCGTTTATAAACGAATACAGTACATAAACGATCGTTTATAAACGAATACAGTTATAATAAACATAGTATTGTTTACGAGACTGTTTAGGGAAGACAGATAAGATGCCGAGAGTTAAGAGACTATTAAAAAGAGTAGGAGAAACCTGCACTATCATTGCATTCTATTCACCGGTGATATTGTATGTGTACAGTTATGTATTGTATAGTAATGTAGTAGTAAGACCTGACAGTAACTTGACAAAGTGATTTGACATTCTTCTGACATGCTAGCAGGGCCACCCCCCTACCCCCTACCTACCCGAATGTATGTCGCCTGTATATGATATACTCTTGACAGGCCAGCTAAGCCCCTTCACGATACGGCTGAGAATTTTTGAGACTAGGGTACCCGTCAGAATTAAGGACACGTTCAGAGCCTAAAAAACGCGCCTAAAAATTTTCCCAGATATATACAGTGTGGGGTATTATGAACGGGTGAAGGACTTCTTCCGAAAAGCACCGGTGCACGTACTAGCCGTTGGTGACTTGGTGACGTGCACGTGCCACGGAGGAATAGCAATCGTAATCGAAATATATGATGGTAATGACACAGAAAATTATATGTCGATGGATATGTGCAAGATCTATTGGATCCGGTACCCCCATAATGGTATAAAAGAGCGTATATGGATGCACACTATAAGCCGCTTGTACTTATTTAAAGGGAATAAACGCTTAAGCTATGGATGATCCAAACGATTTTAACGAATTCGGTCCAAATTACGCCGTTGGTGACTTAGTGGAGTTTATTGGCTATCATTATTCACCGGATTATAAGTATATTGATGAAGATGACTATAAGTTCGGGCTTGTTATGAAAGTTAAGAAGAATATATTTTACCAGCCAATCTATACGGTATACTGGTTTAAAAACACACGTACTACAGAAGTGTTGGGGGATCATTTAAGTTTGGTAGTTAAGCAAATTAAGAACTATTTATAGCCGTAAATGCCGGCTTTTGATCCGGTCTAATTAAGGATAGTAATTTATGAGTAAATTTATAGTAGCGCTAGCAATTGCAACTAGTGCGAATGTGTATAGCGGTAACGAAATCCCCGTTGTTGATACAGCTGTTAAAACGACCCCGTGGGATGTTATTGGGATGTACGAAACTGATAGGGCCGCAGATCTTAAGTTTATTAAGCCGGTGAAAGGATGTGATCAAGCGAAGCAGTCATCGACTGATATCGATTATTTGTTACAGCTCCATGCATGCCATCAGAAAAGAAAGGGGTGGTTGAAGATTTAATCTGCATATATAGTATGTGGGTGAGACTGATAATATCGTACTTTGTGCGGGCGATATTCTATATGACACCATAACCGGTGACATTGCAATATTGCTTGCTCGTGAAAAACAGTGGTCATATAAGTGGTCATATTACGCTCAAGAAAGCGAAGATAGTGAAGAAGAAGAGCATGGTATATGGGTATGGAAGTTGTTTTGGGTTCCGCCTGATAGAAATAAGTATACGGAAGAAAGTATATTTCGGATGGTTGAGGCCGGAAGGCTGATCTTATATAAGGCTGGTCAATAAATGGCTACCGAATATTGGCGCGATCAGATCGAACATGTTATACTTTGTATCGGAGATATGATCGTCGACGGTATTACCGGACATTATGGAGTATTAGTTGGGCGTGTCAAAAAAGATGTTGGTTATGACGGTGAATCTAATATTTACTTCTGGAGAGTAATGTGGTCATATGATAGAAGTAATTATCGAGATGCACCTAACCCTGACTGGATGGAAGAAGACGGTTTAAAAATGTCAATTGTTGTTGGTTTTTATGATTTGTACAATATTAATAAAGGAAAATTTTAGGAAAAAAATTATGAAAAAAATTTCGGCGTTTAGGGGTGTAAGTGTTGTCAATTGAAATGGACCCGTTCCGGATTGGTGACCTGGTAAAGTATGTATATTATGACTGGGACTCTCCTCAAATTGGGGCGCCCCGAATTCCGGCTGCGGAGCGAAGTAATCTTGCTTTTATCGTTGATATTATTGAAGACCCAGATGAGAAGCAAATCGACCTTTTCCCAAAAGTTTTAATTTACGACACGCAGCTGCAGCGAATGGTTCTTACTCATTCCTATAATGTGGAATTTATTTCTCGGGCTCAATAGTTATTGTAGTGGATGAACTGCAAAATTTCTTACGGCCGTTTGTGGTGTGCGCGGTGTTTGTAAACCTTTGGTTGCTCGGATTTGCCTTTATTAATGAAATTGACGGATTGGAGATTTTATCAATTCTAAACCTAATACTTTTAAGTTTTTCGCTTTTATATGAAAAAAAGGATTAAATTCTTATAATTACTCTTAGGGGGTTATATGAATGAATTTATTATTTATGTTAAGTATGCTTATGCTGGGGGCATGCGGTAACGACTACGCGATTGTAAAACCTGGCGATCCAGAAACAATTGTAATAACAGAAACTGAAACAGTTATAGAAACTGTCATAGAAGAAGTTGAAGTTGAGGTACCGGTTTATATAGAAGTAGAGGTACCAGTTAACGAAGGTGAAATCTGGATTGATTCTTTTACACAACATATGTCGGTTGACGGAATTGACATCTTATGGGTTGTTGATCGTTCAGGTTCAATGAATCGATACAATGCTGAGCTTTTAGCAGGGGTTGAAGCAATGCTATTAGCGCTGCCTGTTTCTGACTGGCGGTTAGTAATGATTAGTGCAGATCCAAGAGATGCAGTTGTCAGTACCGAGTTCCCGCTTGTTCCCGGCGATGATATCGATGATGCCGCGGCAATGCTAGCTACATTGCATTCGGCGCCGTTCGAGGAAGGGTTTAACTCAGTTTACGATTATATTAATTTGAATCCCTATGCTTCAACATGGATGCGTCCGGATGCTGGGTTGTTAGTTGTTTTTGTATCTGATGAGGAAGAACAAAGTCATATTGAATATCCTACACCATCTGATTTTTTGAGTTGGTATGGTTCTCTTCGAATGGGCTCCGTGTTTATGGCTAGTGTGGTTAATCAGGCAGCAACCGATTCACTCTGCACATGGCCACCGAGCCCAATTGATGTAGGTGATCGTTATATGGAAGCAACCGCCGCCATAGGAGGAGTCGTCGTTGATATATGTGATACCGACTGGTCTCCAGGAGTTACAGATGCAACACACTCAATTGAGCCGTATGAAGAACTAATTTTAACCCATAAGGCTGAAGCAGATTCAATAAGAGTATTTATTAATGGTTCTTTGAATCACGATTGGTATTACTCCGAAACTACAAATACAGTATATTTTACTATTATTCCCTCTGCTGGGCATTTAGTTGAAATTGGATATAGATATATAGAGCCAGATACTGGCGCATAAAGGAACACAAAAAAATGAATAAATTATCTAAATTGTTAGTAGCACTAAGCATATGTTTGACTGTTACACTTAGTCCCGAGGTGCAGGCTACCGAAAGTTATAAGCCCGCTAGCCCAGTAGAGAAGGTAAGCAAATCTCTTACAGTTGTTGAAAAGAAGGTAAGAAATGCAGCAGTAAAGGTTATGACCGGAGGAGGTCACGGCAGCGGTACTGTTGTACAATATAAAGACTTAACTCTAGTCTTAACCGCAAGACACGTGACAGATGGGCCTATAGGAATGGAATATTTAGTTTCCAATAAAGAGGAGCAGCGTACAGCGGTATTGATTTACCAAAGTGAGAATCATGATGTTGCAGTATTGGTTTTAAAAAAGGACTTTTATAATCTTAAAGCTATGAGCTGGAAGCCTACTAAAAGTTATGATATCGGAACTGATATAGTATACTCGGGCCATCCATCTTGGCATAAATTAATGTCTTTCACTGGTAGAATAGTCGGGTATGAAGAAGTTGCCGGTGCCGGTACACAGTTGATCGTAAACACCTATGGCTGGTTTGGTTGTTCGGGTTCGGGTGTATATAATACTGACGGTGAATTAATTGGTATTTTATACGGAGTCGATGTTCAATACGTGTATGGTCCTCAAATTCAAGAAAATATGATTTGGGTCGCTCCAATTAAAAATATTGATATTGATACCTCTATAAGAGCTTTTTGCAGGGGAAGTGTTAGAAACTATAGAGCTTGTAAATGAATCGAAAATGGAATAATTTTCTTGTTGAAAAAGAAATGAGTGCTGTCGGAATTGTTGTTTGTCTTAATGACGAGCAGCAATTCCTCGTTATTAGAAGATCTGATATAGATCAACGTGAGGGACAATGGACTATACCAGGAGGCCACATTGACGATGAAGACGAGTCAATTGAATCTGGAGCGATTAGAGAGTTAGATGAGGAAACTAACTTAAAATGTGATATCGATGATCTTGTATACCTCGGCGAACCAAAAAGTCAAAAGTACTATTATTTAACTCAGAAGTGGACAGGTGCCGTTAATGTTGATAAGCCGAATCCTCATACTGGTCAAATTGAACACGATGATTATAAATGGTTATCTATCGAAGATGTAAAAGACATAGACAATAGTGAAATTCCGATCTATTTATTGGAGAAAGCTTTGGAAATGTCTAAAAATGAATGATCTTTATGGAAATCTCGACGAAAAAGAACGCAAATTAACTAAAAAACCAAGTTCGGAAAAGAATTTAGGTGATTGGTTTAAACGCAAAGGGGCTCCTGGTAAAAAAGGCGGTTGGATTGACTGCAATACCTGTCGTAGTGGTAAATGTAAGCCCTGTGGCCGGTCTGATGGTGAAACAAGATCAAAAAAACCACGGTGCAGACCCACTCCAAGTGCTTGCAAAGGATTTAAAAATGAGGAATTGTACATGAATTTAGAGAAGATTATCCGTGAAGAGTTAGAAGCTGTTATAGCCGAGTCCCACTCGAAAGAACACGAAGAAGAACTCAAGACAATCGTAGGAGAACTTGAGGGCGCGTCAAAGATGCATGCCAGTCAAGCTGCCAGAATACAGAAGATTCTTGACGAGACAGACGATGATGAGTTAAAAGAGGGCAAAAAGAATTGTGGCTGTGGCCAAGATCCTTGCAAAACTTATGGTATTCAAGAAAATGTTGACGCTAATTCTCTTGACGAAAAAAAGAAAAAACAACAGAAAGGCAAAAAGCGGGCTGCTAAAAAGGCAAAACGTAAAAAGAAATCTGGTAAAAAGGATGCATGTTATAATAAGGTAAAATCACGCTATAAAGTATGGCCAAGTGCTTATGCTTCTGGTGCTCTCGTTAAATGTCGCAAAGTTGGTGCTAAAAACTGGGGTAATTCTAAAAAAGAGTCTCTTGAAATTATGATTGAAGATGAGTTATCTCAAGTTTTAGACGAAAAAGCTAAAAAACCTTGTAAACCCTCCAAAGGAAAACGTTTTGCTAAGCGTGTAGACGGCAAATGTCGCTCTTATGGGCAGAAAGGACAAGCAAAAGGCGGCGGTGACCGCATCAGGCCCGGCACAAAGAAGGGTGATGCGTACTGTGCGCGCTCCGCGAAGATTAAAAAGTGTAAAAACCCCCCATGTGCCAATGCATTATCCCGTAAAAAGTGGAAATGCCGTGGTTCCAAATCAATGAAGGAATAAAAACTATGTTTTTTATGGTAAAATATGAAAAATGCCCTGTTTGTGGTATGCCATTGACAGATGATATGGCCTGCGACTACTGTGACTGGAGAAACAATGCTAAATGATGAACAAATCCTGCTAAAAACAGCGAACCTTCTGGATACTTTGCAAGAAAAGTGCTGGGATGGGTACAAACAAGTCGGAATGAAGAAGAAAAGTGGTAAAAATGTGCCAAATTGTGTTCCGGTTAGTGAAAAAGTACTCCGAGAAGTCACCGAAGACGAGATGCGAGTGCTTGAAGACGTGCTGGACGACTTAGATCCAGCGAATTTGCCTTTAAATGACCTTTTCAGTGGTAAAATGCGTACCGTTATACCATTTCCGACCACTGATCCCTCTACAGAGCTTGGAAAGTTTGCAGAATTCTTCAGATCTCAAGAATATGATGTAGATTGGGAGAAAGGTATGGTATATGCGGAGCGTGATCTGCGTACAACCGATGATTTAATGAATACTTTGATTGGTATGCAGGCTGGACAGCCCGAAAAGAAGAAAGTTAAGAAGATTCAGATGAAAATCGGCAAGCTTTTCTCCAAATTGGCTGATTTAAGCCGAAGAAAAGACGAAATATACCAAAAAGTATATAAACACATGGATAATGCCAATTATAAGCTAGCAGATGGTGGACCAGTTAACACACCACGAAGAGTTACCAAGAAAATGCTCCGTGCTGCACTCGATGAGAAGGAATTAGAGAATTTTGAAAGAATTAACACTCAAATTTGGTCATATATCGTAAGTCCGGGAGTTGCGGGCCCTGCGGGCTATAATTTGACCGATTTAGCCACTCAATACGGCGAATATTGGAAAAAGAACGCCGGATACATCAAAAAAGAGATAAATAACATCGATAATGACAAATTTTCCATTATTATTACTCGACATCCGATAGATGTGCTCAGAATGAGCGATTTTGACGAGATTACCTCTTGTCACACCCCGCCTAGTCGCCAAGGTGCCTATCAATCATACTATAAATGCGCTGTAGCCGAGGCTCAAGGGCATGGGGCGGTTGCCTATGTGGTAGAGACAGAAGAACTGCTCTCAGCCACTAATACGGGCAATATAGACAGTGCAGAGCAAGAAATCCAAGAAGGTGAGATATTTTTAGACGATAAGCGCCCATTTAGCGGTGATATTGAGCCAGTTTCTAGAATTCGTGTCCGACAGGTCAGATATTACGACACAGATGAGCCAAAACGATTTGATGATGGACAAGATGTTGGAATGCCAGAGAAAAGAGTCTATGGTGCTGATATTCCCGGTTTAGCTAATCAAGTTACTGATTGGGCAAGATCAAACCAAGAAGAAGTCATCCAAAATATGCCGAAAGAAGATGGCAAGATTAATTTAAATAGATTTATGATTTTTGGTGGCTCCTATGAGGACACCGCTAATGCAGAGGGTCGCGCATTGTTGATGAGGCAATTGCTAGGCGCCGAGCAGAGTGTTAGCGGCAAGATGAAACAAAACACCGATACCGAAGAAACCCTTGACGCAGATTTAATTGGCGACGTGATTGCACAATACAATGGGCAATGCGAACAAATAATGAATGATTATAA